AGTCAACAAAACAAACCAAAATACAAAACCAAAGAATAATAACCAGAACATAAATAATGAACGATAAAAGAGAAATAAAACCGGTACAATCCCTGTTTTAAAATCTTTTCTTACACGATGCAACCCATCAACAACTTCATTAACGCAACTGCTGCGGTAGTTAAATATATTGACGGTCAGATCTGGGCCAAGACACACCTACGTCTAGACATACTAGACATCCAAAAGGTTGGCAAGACTAAACATGATGTCCAAAAGGACAATAAAATATTTGATACGCCCGAAACCGCTAAACGGGCAGGGTGTGACCAGGATGGTTTGAAAAACCGTGAAAAGCCCTGGTCGATAAGTACCATGGCGGAGCAAATGAGGCAAACTGCAGTTAGTATGGCCAAAGGCACTATATACGGTATTAAACAAAGTATTTTGGTCGGGCCAAACCAACAGTCAGTGTTTGGCCTAAACAAAGCCTGTCTAAACACGGACGGCACTCCGTCGTACGTAGCAGTTCTTAAAATGTTACGCGAGATAAGTACCTCGACAGACTTAAAAGAACAACGCTTGAATAAGTACTTTGATTCGGTTATTACCAACAGGTTCTATGATAATTCTATGTCTCTACTATTTGTATTTTATCAATACATAGCAAAGCTGGATATGGTAGAAAAAAATACGCAATACAATCATAAGATTAAACTTAGGCTAGAACTAGTGAAAGAAATCGTTGAGGCAGCTAATCAAACCCAGAAAGTTGACAAGTTGTGTGAATATATACGGACAGTTGACACGGCCGTAGGTATAACCAAGTACGATAGAGATATTTACCATTGGATACGTGAACTGGACACTTGGGTTGATGGCGTGCCTGCAGCGCTATATGATAACCCACAAGACATGACAGACGCTCAAAAAGAGCAGTACAGCTTTATCAAAGATATAAAGGTTTGGAAGATGTACACTTATGATGACGGACATTCGAGTAGTGGTCAACATTTCGGAGATCACATAGGCTTCGTCAACGGGCTTTTTAAAATACCAGCAGACTTGTTTAAGACGACGACGTCAGATGAACTCATATTAACACCAGTCAATAGATTGGTACCGGACAATGATGTAGAGTTAGCAGATTTGAATCGTTACCACGGGGTCATGAACTTAGATGGTTTTACTATGAAAGAAGTAGCCATATTAAATAAAATGATGAATGGAAATTTGCGTAATACACCATTTTTAATAGACCAAGATGTTGATCTTGGTCTATCAGAACAAAAAATAAGGTATATTAAGATCTCTGATGACTTAAACATACAATTTGATTTTAATATAGCAGAACTTAAAACGGTTCTATTTAAGTATATCCGCAATCACAGGGTCCACGAAGACGCGTACGAGGCTAGGCAGCAAATGCGCTATTGGTTAGCACAACCTGGGTGTGAGACTGTTGAAGCACATTGGTGGTCACACTTGACAAGGCGATTAGTACTGCCTAGGCCCGGGTTCATGAGAGCAGCTGTCCCACAGATGTTGTCTGGTGAGGGCATCGCTACCACCTTGGACGCATTGAATCAATACAAGAGGGATACGAATGATTTCTTTTTACCAGTTTTTGAATCATTATTCGCTACAACATGCTGGTATTGGGGTGAGTACTTACTAATACATAACACGAAAAATATGTACGGTCTGTTGCGTAATCTTAAAACACCAAATAACTATGAATTGCAAGACAAGGAAAGAGCAGACGCCTTGTACTCAGCGGTAACTGGTTTGCCGGTTAAGAAGTGTTTATATGACCAGGTATCCACTTTTGTGTTAGGTGGTATCGAGTCATACTATGGTATCACTGTTAGGTTTGGACGGCTGGATCTACCACATATGGAAGATTTGGGGTATGCACTGGTTAATGGTAGACTTAGTTACGGGAAGGTAGTAACTCCGGGGTGTACACCTTTGATAGTTGGTTTGTCTGGGAGTTTAATGTTAGGGACACCATACGCAGCGGTATTTACCATAAATGCCGCCGTAGGTAAAGATGAGTACGGGATAGCCAGAACAGCATACAATTACAACGACCTATGGGGGATGGGCGTTTTGGCTAGGTGGAACGGGTACAACTTACACTACCAACACCCTAAGACTGATACGGCACACAGGATTTACGCTGCAAATGACGTCTCTATTGCTTTACCTCCGGTACCTCCATATAAAATGAAAACAGCACAATCATACAGATACTTGAATATGTCGCAGCGTGAGAGATGTTTTGGCGCAGACCACGAGTGGGCCGTAGACTGTGATATGATATTGACTTGGACTCGTAGAAGCTCACAATTGTTAGAAGAAGCACGTTGGAACGCACCATATGCCACTGCAAGTGAACCAACTTACAATATTCCAAATACACTCGTTACTGTGCCTGAGTTGGTAAAACAATACCAGGGCATGGTCACAGCCGATTATGACTATATAACGTCGGGTTTTCGGCTCATCCAAACCCAAGCAGGCGTGGCAATGCCAGGCGAACGCAAGGAATTAGACTCATTAGTAGCACCGCCGGAGGAACCACCACCGCTACTACCAGTAGCAGAAGTGGACAGTGGTCAGAGCTAACAGCTGTGCCATTAGCAGTTAATGTTGTAGGCAACATAGCCTATCTTTCAGACACTGATCATGGACAATTTCTCTTATTTGATTTGTATATAGGTAAAGGGATCGACGGGTATCGGCCATACTTGTATGGTGAGTATGTGGTAATGATATACGTCAAGTATATCCAGAAACTTAATGTAACGGCTATGTATATTAGTAACGACTTAGATTTAAGATACCTCAGCAAGCAGGCTACGCTAAGGATATCAAGAATACAATATGGACCACAGCTGTTTCCCTATGGCATCTGTAACGACCAGGAAATAATTAATTATTTATTTTATGTAACTAATAAAAGTCAAAAACGCTATACTGGTTATAGAACATATGCAAATCTAGAGAAAATATTTAGTGGTACAGTAGAACCTATAATTGATAAGGTTTCAGCAAGTCACCTTAGACACATGTCGATTTACGAACTTAGACAGTTCGGGTTTGAATACTTTCGGAAGAACGTTGAATTTGCATTACCATTGCTAGACAAGATAGCTGCGTACGGGATACGTGAAAGTTTTTTAGTTGGAGTATTAATTTGGTGTTGTACATTAAGTAAAGTTAATAGACAATTGATGCACAAGAGTGGAATCTGGCTATGGGATATAACTAGTGAAACAGATTTTTATACCAGGATCAAGAAAGATTTTAGCCAGCGACTTAAAGCAGTGCAAAACCTACTTGAAATAGATATGACACAATTTTTTGAGATGGAAGTTTTGGTTAATAGAGGTGTTGGGTCAGTAGACTGGGAGGCAGAAAGGTTACACAGGGTGCGACCTAATACATGTAACATAAATGCTGGCATTATCTATAAGGAAGCTACCAATTTATTCCAAAGACTATTATCCCTAAACAGCAAGCCACAGAAGTCATCTTGGGACAGCTATTGGGCTGGTCGGTGGCAGTGGTCCCCGACAGGAGCCTACCATTCGCAATATGATAGTGATAACCAGTATAAAGCAAAATCGCGCTTATTGAGACATAAGTTCTTTGCCTTTAATAGGATGCCGGATATATCATTTGAAGAGATGATTGGTAGGAAACCAGAAATAGTAGCTTGGCCTTCGGTGAAATGCGAGTGGGGTAAGCAGCGAGCTATTTATGGAGTCGATGCTACCAGTTTTATAATCAGTGGCTACGGGTTTGCTGGTTGTGAAGAGGCACTGAGTGCTCTCTTCCCAATCGGCCCCGCTGCTACCGAGGACAATGTAAGTAAAACGGTTAATGAAGTACTAAGAAATGGAGTTCCTTATTGTTTCGATTATGAAGATTTCAATTCACAGCACACACATGATAGCATGCAAGCAGTGCTGACGGCATATCGTGAAGTGTTTAAGACTAAACTGTATAGAGAGCAGATTGAAGCCATTGATTGGACAATATTATCAATACACAATAGCTGAATATTAGCTGAGGGTGGTGACTATACCACTCGTGGTACGTTGTTATCTGGATGGCGACTTACAAGTTTCGTTAATACTATACTCAACTACATATATGCACAGGTGGCACTACAAGGAACCGGGATGGTTTCCACACATAATGGTGATGATGTCCTGGCTGGCGTGTCCACATATAAGCAAGTACAACAGTTGCAAAAAGGCGCGGCTATGTACAATATAAGGTTTCAGAAATCAAAATGTTACTTAGGTGCAATAGCTGAATTTTTACGTGTTGACCACAGGGTTGGGACCGGTGCCCAGTATTTAGCTAGGGGAGTGTCAACATTCGTGCATGGGCCCACAGAGGCAACTATACCTAACGACCTTTGCAGTGTATTATCTTCTATAAAGACTAGAGCACAAGAGTTAGTAGATAGGGGCGCATATACAGAAATTGTAAAATATTGTAAAATGTTACAACACAAGCACTTATGTAAATTATGGAATGTGTCATTAGAAGAAATTAGTATTATAGAACGGACACACGTGTCATTAGGCGGTTTAAATACAGATATAGTTCCAGGTGGACTAGTCTACAAAATAGAAAGAGTGCAGCAGCGTTACTTGACCGACGAGGATAGTCTTGATGATGCGAAAGCGGATTTACCTGGCGTACACGCTTACGCTAGGAAACTAACGAGACGTCTGATAGATAATAAATACTACACACACATTGTAAGCGCAGCGCGCAAGGCTATACTAGCAGCTTCAGTCGCAGTGAAGTTCGGGGTTAAGCTCATTAAAATTGAGTTACCTGATCACTGCATTGAGATGAACGCTCAACAGTATGGTATGTACAAACACGAGAGTTTGGGGATTAAAACA